GACTGAATGGCCTGCTGTAGCTGGGGGATGCTGAGCTTTTCTGCCGTGTCCAGACGGCTAAGAGCGCTTCCGATCATGCTGCCACCTTTTTCATAGCTTTTTGAAGGGCTAGGGTATCAATTCCTTCTTCGATCTTACCGCCTTCTTTCTTGCCCTGGCCTGCACCTGCTAACTGAGAGAACCCGTATGCGGCTGTGCCCAAACCTGCTAGTTGAGACACGGGGCTTGGTGCAGCCTGATACTGAGAAACCGTAGTGACTGGAGTCTGATAGCCACGTAACAGAGCGTTGTACGCCGCCAGTTGCTGCTGCGGGTACTGTTGAGCCATCGCATAGTTCTGGATAGCCTGGTTAATGATCTGCTGCTCTTGTGACTGCTGCGCTCCACCAACCTGCTGCTGGAACTGTAACCGAGCAATGTCTGCCGCCTGTTGCTGCTGAGCAATATCTGCAAGTGACCGGCCCATCTGGCCCATAAGTCCGTAGCCAGCCTGTGCACCAGATACACCTTGAAGCCCCACACCTGCTCCACGCATACCAGCTTCAGCACCTTGGATGCCAACACCTGCACCTTGCATACCAAGACCATAGAGTTGGCCAGCCTGACCAAGCCCACGAAGACCAGCCTCTTGTCCAGCCATCGCCTGGCCGATACCAGATAGGCCAAGCTGCCCACCCTGTAGCGCTGTTCCAAGTCCTGCCTGTGCACCCTGAAGACCTTGCATACCAGCCGTAACGCCAAACTGTTGAGCCTGTTGAGCCTGCTCGTATGCTCGTTGAAGTCCTTGTGCCTGAATGTCGCTAAGCTGCTGCTGTAGACCGGCCTCACGCTGCCCTTGGAGAAGAGCTTGGCGAGCACCACCGTATGTACCTGTACGGACCGCCCCCAGATTCTGACCAAGTTGAGCACGCTGGGCGTCTTCAATAGCCTTGCGTTTAGTAATCTCAGTGACGTTCTGTTGGTACGGAGACATGTAGGCTTGCATAGCCCGAGGATCTGTCGCCATACGCTCGTAGGTACCACCCATGCTTGCTGCTTGACGGGCGTACTGACGGGCCTCTTCTCCAACGTCTCGGCCTAACTCTTCAGCACGGAGGCCCATGCCGCCAATGTCTGCTGCGGTGCGTCCATACATTTGCGCTTCAGGAGCCATTCCAGCCCCCATCATTCCGTAGCCAGCACCCAGTCCACCAAAACGAGACCCTTGTGCGCCGTAGCCAGCACCCATCTGGCCGTAGTCATAAGCGTTCATAGCGCTTTCCATGCCGCCCATGCCAGCACCACCGACCATCTGTTGGCCCATACCAAATCCGCCAGGACGCCGCATCATCCCGGCTTCGTACATCGACTGCTGCTGCATCGGGCTAAACGGAGCAAAGTAGTCTCGGGGATCAGCACTGTACGGCGTGAAAGGTTTGACGCCTGTGATCTCGTACGTACCCTCTGGAGTACGCTGAGTCTGAAAGGTCTCTTGCGTCGCAGCACCCAGTAGCGCTTCGGTCTGAGGTCTTAACCAGTCAGGGATTGAAGACTGGGTGACTGTGCTGGTTGTGTGACCGCCACCGCTGCCACCACCTTCTAAGGTCATGCCGCCAAAGGGGCGCTTCTGAAAAGCCCGCTCGGGAAGCATTGAAAAGTGATCGTATCTCATAGTTGTACTTCCACTAAAGTAGTTCGTGGCTCAAAGCCGTACCGTTTCCATAAACGCACGATAGATTCTCTACCGTATCCCTGGACTTTTGTCGCCCCGCGCTGCTTTAGAATCATCTTCAACTGCTCAAACGTGTCTCTGTTTGAAATCAACTTGCCGCCGATAAGAGTGATGAACGCCACTCTGGCCATCGGGTAGTTCGCAAAAGACACTGTGGCTGCACCGTGGATTTCTCCTTGTTCATCTACAGCCACCAACAACAACCACATACCGCTCGTTAAGAATCCTTGGACATGATGTATGTTGTAACAGTTACTCCACTCCGGCGCATCATTGTCTTTAATCAGGGCGTCGATTAAGAAATTGTCTACACGCGGCCATATCTGGGCAATGTAGTTGGTATCAACAACCTGGATAGAAAGATTCATTTTTTCAACAATGAGTCAATACCTTCTTCTACGCCGCCACCTTTTTTAAACACTCCTTCGCCAGTGCTTCCTGCACCCATACCAACTCCACCAGCATCGCCACCACCAGCGTCACCATAACCGCCACCACCACCATAATCAGAATAAGGCATAGCGGCAGCGGCGGCAGCTTCAGCAGCTCTTTGACGAGAGTCTAATTGCGTCTGTGTCATGTACGGTATAGGCCGGTACTGTGACTGCATCGGCTGCGGGGAGAGCATGGGTTGGGGCATCTGTCTTAACGCCGCTTGTCCCTGATTCGATATATCTGTAGCAGGCCCAAACATTTCTGGCGGCATCATATGCCGATCCATAGGATTATTACGGAATATGCCCTGCCCAGTCATATCAAAGTTGCTTAGGTCATTAAGTGATCTTTGAGGCTGGCCAAACCCTTTTCTTTCGGACTGCCTTATCAAAGCATTTCTAAAAGCTCCAGGATCTCCGCCTTGGAAATTCATCGCTCCGAAGTGAGGTTGACCAAACCTCTGACCAAATCCCATCATCGGCGGCTGGTAGAACCCACCAAACGGTGCTTGGCCATAACCCATCGGAGAGAACTGTGAGTAGCTGGGTTGATAGACTGGCTGGTAGAACTGTTGGTTCGGACCATACGGCATATAGTTCGGCCTACGTGATGCTGTGTAGGGGTCGTATTGAGGAGATCGGGGCTGGTACATTTGATTAGATGCCTGCATCCCGCCCATTGGACTACCTGAAATTGCTTGGCCTACAGATCCTGCCATTGATCCCATGTCTATCTCCTACGCAGGAAGGTACTTGTTGGGATTGATCTCTTTGCCCTGGCGCTTACTACCGGTACGTGACTTGCGTACCTTGTCCATCATGGCATAGAGCTTCCGTGCACCAGCGTCAGTGGATCCATTACCCAGGCCAGAAACGACATCTGCCGGAACGACAAACTCACCGTCTGCTAAACGAGCAGGCTGCTTAGATCCAATCTTGGCAGGGATGCTGTCAGACATTCCGTCGCCCGGCCCTTTTAAGAGACGGCCACCATCGGAGTAAGAACCCAGATGACCACCTTTCATGTAACGCTGTGCCACTGCGGTATCTGCTAGACCACCACTTGCCATTGCCGTGCGATACCGGTCAGGGTTGTAGCTGAATCGACTGAGCGGTCCGCTGTACTTTTCCTTTTCCGGCAGACCTTCTACATCATAAGACTGCCCAATCGCCGCTGTGGTTGCACCTAAACCAGCAGGCATAAGGATTGGATTTCTAGCGTAAAAGGAATTAATCGACGGGAAGGTGGGAGACCCTGCCGTGCCCATTTGACTGGCACCAACATCGGACGCTAAGTTTTGGGCCATAGCAGAATCTGCTGCTACTTGAAAACCTTGGGATGGGGCAAACGATGTACCAGCCAACATATCTGTTCCGTATCCAGCAGTCGTTGGCGCTGACAGCCCTTGACCAAGTCCCATAGTTGCTGATTGGGTGGGGGCGGCACTTGCTAAGTTTGCGGCTTCCGCTGCCGTTGCAACCTGCGAACCCGCGTTAACACCCGTCTGCACTCCCGTGCTTGTAGCTGTCGGAGCTACTGCACCAGTTCCAGCGCCAGCAATTCCGGCCCCAACGCCACCACCGGCGGCACCTAGGAGAGCACCTTTAAGCGGGTCTCCACCTGTGATTGCAGAAGTACCAGCGCCTGTTACGGCACCAATGATCATCGCCTCGCCTACGCCCGTACCCATGAAATCCTCCTAAACGCTTGAATTGACATATTATCCGCGATTTATTAGCCATTGACTAGGCTACGGTCACCGTCGGAGCTGCTCCAGAAATCACCAAAGTATCAATGCTCGGTTTGACTGTTACATCTGGCAAAGCCGATAAGAACTCAATTGAACCTATTGCAGACGGTATCGCCGGTCTTGCAAAAGGAGACACCTGCGGTCCATCGTGGAATATATACACCCCATCTATTGGGCCAGTGGAGTTGTACGCCAGGTCAGTAGCCCAGTAAAGCTCAACCTCATCACCCACTTGCATACTAAATGTGGCTTCTGAATAGGCGGCATTAAACCCTTCATCACCAGGGCTGGCACTTTTTCGGGCTGGAATTGTAAAGATCGTAGCCGAGTTTGCTACATCAACACCGTTAACTTTTATCCAAACCGTAGCGTAGTGAACGTCATTGGCCGTATTAATAAACTGTAGGCTGTAGGTAATCTTATACACCCCAGCATAATCAGCCGTTGCCGATCCAGGCGCGTTAAGTGTCCAACCAAACCCAGAATCCAGTGTGTTCCACTCTACAACCGTAGGCGTGTTATCGCCGCCAGCAATCTGGTCTGTCGAGTCTGAAGCCGCTATGTGCGGGAGAACAATCCTGTTCCCTTGCCCAACAAACGTGCCGCCTACAAATTGTTGCCCGCTAAAATGGCCACCGTTGAAATAGCTGCCATTAAACACCCCGCCATTAAACGTGTTGCCAGTAAAAAGATCCCCAGTGTAGTCATCCCCGGTAAAGTCTCCACCAATAAACTCATCAGCCCGGTAAGAGTTGGCCTGCTGAGGGGTAAGCGAATCTAACTGGTTGAAGTACAAACGCAAAGCATTGATTAACTGATCCATCTGCTGACGGTCATACTGCTCCCGTGGCAGAGGAAGTGCTGGTGCGCGAAATCCTATGAGGGCCATTACCGTTTGCCGTCTGGCTGCGCGTCCAACCTAGGAGCACCGAGCTGCCACTGCACCCCAAGCCCGTCGGAGCTGATCCGTATGGCCATCTGGCGTCCCCTAGTACGAATGAATACCTGCTCCGTGTACTGGTCTATCGTGGTCTGAATAACCGGCTTCTCGTTCAAAGCGTTGTTGGTAAACACTGAACCAGGGAAATTACGGGACCGCACGGCCATAGTTACTTCAGGATCGTTGGCTGTGGAACCGTTGAAGTTCACGTCAGGAATCACCCGCTTAGTCAGCATCAGCTTGTCGCCATCTTCGATGTCAAAGTCTGATGACTGGATGTAGGCTTCTAGCGGCAGTGTATTGTCATTCACTCCTACCTCATGGGTATAGAGGATGCCTGGGTTCTGGTTTTGATCCGTAGATACTGCCGTGGGGAAGTCCCTGGAAGACACATCGAGCCAGGCCGTGCGAGTCAGGTTGCCGTAATACCAGATCCGATCCAGGTGGTTATAGATTACATACCGGTCAATCCAGTTGGAGTTGGCGCTGCAATAGAACCACCAGACTTCGTTGTAACCCTCGTTCGTTCCGCAGATTACCTGATCGGCCTGGTTAAAGTTGATGTCTTTGAAGACATACTCCCGCAGCGTACAAGGCAGCGTCTGTACCCGGCCATCATAGGCATAGAACTTATCTAATCCCATCCAATACGTCACGTTGTTCACGGAGATACAAGCCCGTGGCGACATGATTGAAATGTTGTCGGCCAGCTCCTGGAGACCAAATACCTCAATAGTGCCTAGGAACTGAAAGCTGTACAGGTGTGTATCCGTGAAGACCACAATCTCTTGCTTGGTCGGCAGCGCCCGGACAATCCTTGATCCACGGGACACACGTATAAATCCAGCGGAGTTTGTCAGCAGCGGCGTCCAAACGTTTGGCTGGTCCTGCGTAGCCCAACGAATCAGAAGCGGGTCAAAGTCACCAACAGACCCAGCGTATGGCTGGCACCCAAACGCAAGAAGGTGTTTGTCGTTTTGAGATACGAGGATTTGATAGGCTGCATCGGGAACGTCTGCCGGGGCCACGCCATCAATTGTCAGTCCAGAAAGAAGAACCGCCCGAGTATTGAGTGACGCCTGCGGGTTTGTTGCCGTGTCTCGCACCCAGTAGTAGATCGGCCCACCAGTTGCAATACCAGATCCCGTGGTAATGGCCCGGATGTTCATCACCAGGTCATTGTCAAAGTTATCAAAGAACCAGTCGCGCTGCGGGAGGTTTACCGGCACCGGGCTGGCCAATCCCCATCCAGTAGGAGACGCTACGAGTTGTGCACTATGCGTGCCACTCTGTGTGCCCGTAGTATTGATGACTGCACCAGCAGATCCATTAGGCAGAATTGGTGCCAGGTTACACGTGTTACCAGAGGCTCCAACCACGTAATACGCCACACCAGCAGACAACCCTGTTGGAAGAGCACCGGTTGTACTTAAAAGAATGACTGTGTTGTCAACGGGGGTGTAAGCCGCAAACGTAAGAACCGCTGGAGAAGCGATGGTCACTGTAAATATCGACGGAGGGGTTGAAAGCCCGGTTGTTCCACCAAAGCCACCCGTCCCCCATCCATAACCTGCCGTTTGAAGCGCAAAACCTGGGTGGATCTGACACCCAACAAAAATCGCTGTACCACCTCCGCCGGTCACTGTAGATGTTGCCGCAGTCGATACGGTAATCTTAAAGTTATTGTTATCTGTAACAGATGTTACAGTGTGCTCGGCGTTCAATATGGCACTGGGTATACCGCCTACGTCAGTCGCACCGGCAATCGTGATGTAGTCACCAACTAGGCATCCATGCGCCGTGATGTTGATATTGACTGTGGTTGAACCATTAGTCGTATCAATACAGTTATCTGTAGTGGGAGTCTTAAATGTGTACTCTTCATCGGGCGAGGCAAGTGGACTGCGGATAGGCGTGATGTCGTAGAACAACCCACCAACCTCGATGTAGACCTTCTGATCCGTACCAACCGCCAGAAAGTTATCTGAATACGAAGTAACCCAGTTCCAGAGCTGCCGACAGGTTCCAATGAACCGCTCAGTCGTAGCTTCTACCCAGCCGCCAATCTTCTGCGGGAATCCAGAGTAAAACCGGACTTTGTCGCACTCGTAATAGCCGCCCTCGTTGGCGTAGTTCGTGGTGTCACGATTGATACCAGGACGCAGGACGATCTTTTTAAGCATGATTAAGCAACCAATCCAGGTAGATACATCACCTTACCGTCTCTTCTTGTTGCAGTAAGATTTTGTTTCTTTAAGTTTTGTGGGTCATACGACACGTGTACCCATCCACTATCAGGTACGCCCGGCGTTACAAACTCAAGAATCAATTGGGTGTACGTTAAATTATTTGCTATCCATTCTGCTAAATCTGGATTTCCTACCCCCGGTATCTCAATGTCAGCAGCCATTCCCCGGCAGTGATCCGAGGTTCTAGACCCCCCTACTTTAGCATTTACGTCTGGCGAGCGATAGCCCGAGTTGACTTTGACGCCCTTCTGGTAATGATCACGGATGGGCTGCAATACGTTGGCGCAGAGGTTCAAAAGATTGTTCAGTTCGTCTGGGCCAGGGTTGTTTGGTAGGTCATGGCGCAGCGCAGTCTCAGACTTCACCATCTCAGCTAGGCTAAAGTTCTTGGTCAGTTGGGTCATTTCTTGTCTTTCATAGCCAGAATCTTCTCAAGCGTACGACCACCAAAATAGAAACTCATTATCAGCATCCCCCACTGGCCCAGCAAGGTTACATAGGCTTCGTTAGCGTTATGTCCAAAGGCAGACATCATGGCAAAGACCGTGTAGACCACCAGAATGAAGATCAGCGTCATGGGGCGAATGTTCTTTGACAACCAAGAGTCAGATGCCATGTCATTCTTGGCACGTTCTGTGAGGTTGTCCTGCTCATTCATGTCGGCTTGAAGTTCAGCCAACTGACCTTTCTGGGCCATCTCCATGAGTTTGGCTTGGGCTTCTGCTTTAGCAGCCGGATCGGGGAGTACCTTGTCTAAGACCTTTTCACCTATGGATAGCAGTGCGGCAATGGGTAGCATTTACTTTCCTATCTTTGTGCTGGCAACGCCAGAAATTACGCCAATCGCCACCAGCATGATCTCTTTCAGAATCTCAAGAAACTTCTGGTCTATGGGTGCCATCTGCGTCAGGTCATGGTCTACAAACAAAACACTAAGAATGATTCCAATAGTTGAGATAACCAGCAACGACAAGACGCCTATGACCACCGTGGCCCAGACCATCGTTTGAATTTCTTCTGCTGTGTATTTCATCCTCGGCCTTTCAGCATGTATAACCAGATTGCACCGACCATCATCCCAACAAATATAGACCCTGCCACGAACAGCCAGAACCCCAGAAGAAGCTGCTCCATTATCCTTGCACGGCGAGCCTTCTTCTCCTGCGCTGCCTTTGCTATTTCCCGTGCTGCTGCTTCTCTGTTCTGCCTAGCCTTAACCTGAAACGCTTGCCAGTCATCCCACAACCCAGGTCTACCCTGGTAGATAAACATCTCACGCAGTTCCTGTTCTTGCTTCTTTAACTGCTCTAGCGCAAAGAATTCTTCTAGGTCGTTGCGCTTGTGATCCGGTGTTGCTACTACTTTTTCTTGAATCTTTGCCTTGTTGTCGAAATACTCAAATACCGCTTTGCCAGCCTGGATGATCTCCCCGCTGTTATTGATAGCCTCCTTTATCACTGCAAAGGCTGCGTTGGCAGCGGCAAGTTCTAACAACATGACAGACCCTTTCCATTACCAAGGAACCCCTTGGGCGGTTTGTACGTGCTGCTTAGCTATGGAAGAAATTAAACCTCGCTCCATCTGAGCAATTCTTTCTGGGCCTAACTGCTCTTGAACCCATGCAATAGTCTCAGCTTCAGTGAGCTGGTCAAACGGTATAAAGTCTGGGTCTGACGGAGACTTGTACGGCACCTTTTGGCCCACGTTTCCATTGGCTTTATATTGACCATCTACCATCGAGACATTGCAACAAACCATGATTACCACGCCTTCTGGCACGGTACGAATTAGGTTATATACATTCCAGATCATCTGGTTATCCATTCACCTTCTCCTTCAACGCATTGATCTCTGCACGGAGCTTCTGAATCTCTTTCAGCATCGGCGCAATAAGCTGTTCGTAATTGATGCCAGCAACTTCACCCTTAACAAATGCACAAATCTCTGGGCGCACAGTAACAACGTCTTCGGCAATAAGGCCAAACTCTGCTGTTTCATGGATCTTGCCCGTATAGGAACCGTCTTCAGCTCTTTCACGACGGTTATATGACACAGGCTCCAAAGACATCAACCAGTCTGCGTCTGCTATTGGCGCAATGTTAGCCTTCGACTCACGGGTAGAACTTAAGGTGCCAACAAGCCCGGTGTTATCTATATAAAGAGCACGATTAGTGCCGCCTACCGCAATTGAATACGTATCATCAAACAACACTCTATTGTCGGCTCGCAAAGAATACGTGCGACCAGCAGCTACTGTTTTAAGAGACGCATTTGCCGCTGGAGTGTCATTAATACCAATCTCTCCAGTTGCGGTAATTAATATGCGACCAAATCCGTCTGTATAAATAGCAAAGTCTTGTGTTACACCAGTACCAACAGAATTTGATTCTATAAATGCGTTAATTGGAGAAGAGTAAAGAGATACATAGCTACAATTTGCTGGGTCTGTTGACCCATACAGAATTAATGACGTATCACTTTGTATTGACGAGACTCCAGGAATTACCCCTAAAGAAGTTCCCATAGTCGGCGTTGAGTGCTGCAACAAAAAACCATTAGCGTTTTGCGAATCAAACTTCGCTTGAAGCCTTCTAGCATCTCCACTAAATACTAAGTTGGCACCAATAGTTTGATTGGCCGTAAACGTCTGGGCTTCTTCAAGAAACGCAAAGGTTCTGTTGCCTGACACAGCAGGTACTGTCAGCGTCCTGGCTGCATTGGTGGTGTAGTTAATTGTTGCTTTGTTAGTCTGGGTGCCAACGTTCAATGTACCAATGTTGCCGGTGGTCATTGAAATTGTTGATGCTGAAAAAGAACCTGTTCCGTCTCTGGCCACAATCGTGGATGCTGTACTTGCAGACGCTGTAGTGATCGCGTGGGTGTGAGTTGATCCAGACACTAGGTTAGTTGTCGTGGTGTCGAGCGTGCTTGGCGTTCCAAGAGTTACCGATCCAGTCGTGGTAATCGTGGAGAAGTTCATCCCATTACCAGCCGCAACAGATGAGACCGTGCCACCTGCCGTGGAGATTGCCGCCCCGCCAATCGTTGCTCCAGCAGGAAGATTAGTCACCGCGTTTACTACGTCCGTCCCATTGTTGTATAGGTGCATCGTCGCACCGTTGGGCACAGAGACACCTGTCTGGCCAGCTACCTTGACCGTAACCGCAAATCCACCAGTCGTACCGTTTTTGACGATGTAAGCTTTTTGGACCGCTGGAACTTCTAGGACAGCAGCTCCGCCAGGCGTGCCCGCAAGGTTCAGATAAAGCGCCCGAGCATCTTGTGCCGCATTGGTATTTGTGAGCGTGAGCTGTTCAGTTGTGCTCGACATCGTCACATCTGCTTTGCCACCTATGGCCTGCTCAATGGCTGTGCCTAGGTTCGTGTTTGTCGTCTGGCCCCAGGTGGCTACCTGCTCACCGGTTCCAATCAGTTCAATCTTTAATGGGCTGTAATCACTTGCCATGATTTACTCCGCTTCTACGTTGCCTGCGACCTGCATTTCAATCCAAGAACCCGTGTCTTCATCCCACGAATACATACCGCCTTCAGGCATAGGAACCGGGGCTTCCCACTGGGCTGTCTCATTGTTTAGCAGCCAAGACGCAAAAGGTTTGGGCGGTACAAACGCATCAATGTCGGCGTTGTAGGTGTAACCGATACCAGCATAGTTCTTGCGGATGGTGCCGTTGTAGGAAGTCTGCTTCCATGTGCCGCCAAAGAGTTTCTCGCAGAACGCAGCCCCGATGTATTCCTTCTCCACACCATTAGCGTCTGCCGTGTCTTTGTTGGCTACCACGATGACCTGAGTCACCACGTTGTTTTCGTCGAGTTTCACAAAGTGCGCCAAAATAATTCTCCTTTACCAAGTCCATGAAACGTATGAATAACGAATGCCCGATTTCACAGGCTTTACCTCATGCGGATACATGAAGTTACTGGGAAAAACCACTACCGCCCCAGCAGGCAGATGAATACGGTGGTCACCAAACATCATCAACTCACCGCCTTCGTAATCGTCGTTTAAAGCACCCAGTATCGTCAAGGTTGGGATGCCTTTTCGCTGACCATCAAACATCGAATGAATGTGGTCACAGTGCAGTTTCATCTGCGTAGTGGGGTCATACCGATTGAACCGAATGTTGGTATAACCATTCCAACCACCGAACCAAGGCTCAAAACTAGCGAAGTCCTTTAAGACATAGCGCTCGACGGCAAACCAGACCTGCTTATTGATCTCGGCCTTCTCTGCAATATCGTCATGGCTAATGGCTAGTTCGTGGTCGTAACTGACAAACGAATCAGACCCTGCTTGATAAAAGGTGTGCTGCTGCCAGTTGATCTTGTCTAGGTTCTCTGAGGCCGACTTGCATAGATCCGCAGGTAGGTGGTTCTCATACACCTTGACGTAATCGAGGAGGTTCTGCGGCGTCACAGGTGCAGCCCCGTCAATGATTCGTCTTGCCCAAAGTTGCCAATAGGGAAGGTGTTAAACGACAGACTGATGCGGGTCTGTTTACCCTCTACGGTCTCGACCATATGCGTCAGGTGCGACGGGAAAATGAACAATCGGCCTGTGTAGGCTTCCATCCACCAAGACTCAGAGTTGTACGGGTTGAAGTCTTCTGTAGGGGTCTTTAGTTGCTGATACCCGTCACGGTAGAAATAGATCTTGTCTGTCTCTTTGTCGGCCTGGGGGTAAAAGACACCACTGATAAATGAATTAGGGTGAGCGTGTTTATGGTGGAACTGACCCGGCTCGGTGTAATTGCACCAGGACTGCGTAATCCGCAGGGTAGTCTCGTGCTTGGGGGCGTAGACGGCCTTGAAGTAGTTGGCAACAGACGCCTCGATAAACTCTTTAACTCCCTTAAGTTCAGGGTTCTTCAGAATCGTGTTATCGACGCTTGTGGTATTGCCCATGTTGTTGCGCTTCTCTTGGTTCTTGATGAACGCAATTTCTGTCTCGGTGAAGTCACGCCCGAGGTCGAACATACCCAATGCGGTAGGAAATAGGTTGTGAATGTTCACGCTACCGCCTTTTCTAAGGCTTCTACTTGACCGGTAAGTCGTGCCCAGTCTTCTGGCAACCAGATGGTGTTGATGGACTCTTCAAACTGACGAATCTTTTCCATCGTCTCGTCAATCTCTTCCCATGTCGGGCATGGTCTTGGGTCATCCCACCGAGTAATGATGCGGTTTGAGATCTCCCACTTTGCACCTGGGCGCAAAAGTTCCATCGCTGTATTTATTCCGTAAAGCCTAAAGACCTTTGCTGTGTTCATTCCCTCTCCTTTACCAACGAATAATTACTATACCGGAGCCGCCGTTACCTCCGTCACCATCTGTAGCTGGCGCAAAAAAAGCTCCGCCACCACCGCCACCACCTGTGTTAGCAGTGCCAGCCGTAGCATTTCCTGGACTAACACCACTACCACCCGTACCGCCGCCGCCTGTACCACCTGCGCCTCCTGTAGTTACAGGAGAACGTGAATCAGATCCTCCGCCGCCGCCGCCAGCGTAAGTTACAGATGTACCAGAAATAGAAGATGCTGTGCCATTACCACCCGCACCAGCAGTCGTAGTTGTGGCCCCAGTTCCAGTAGCGCCTGCACCGCCACCGCCACCCCCTAAACCATAAGAATTGCTAGGGCCAAGATTCCCAGCTCCACCGTTTGTTCCTTGCGCTGGTGCAGGACTAACACTTGGGGTATTGCCTGCTCCACCTGAATATGCTGTAAATGTAGATGGTGATGTAAATCCTATAGTGCCGCCACCACCAGACCCACCATCCTGTCCGGTAGACACATTCGCATCGATAGGACTGGAATAAGAACCACCTCCACCACCGCCTGCTGAAGTAATTGCAGACGGAGCATTACCAAAAACAGAATTTGTACCAGCGGAACCTCGTGTTCCTCGTGCAAGCGCAGCATTACCACCTGCACCAACAGTCACCGTATAAGCAGTTCCTGCAACCACAGGCTGGGCTGTACCAGTTCTAAAACCTCCTGCGCCACCCCCACCACCAAAAACAGAACCACCCCCACCCCCGCCAGCCACTACTAGGTACTCAACTTCAGTAACCCCCGTTGGGCATACCCATGTGCTAGTAGCCTGGAAGATTTGGAAATTGGGCTTGGAGAGGTATTTAAGGATCACGATACCGGAGCCGCCGTTGCCACCAGTTGCTGACGTTGGTGCATTCCAACCGCCTCCACCAGCACCACCACCTGTGTTATCTGTGCCATTACCTCCAGCAGTAGCGGCTGGAGTTGCATTACCACCATTTCCACCACCACCTGTACCGCCTGTACCACCTGTAGTTCCACCCCCACTATGACCGCCACCACCTCCACCACCGGAATACGTTACTGATGTGCCAGAAATAGAGGATGCTGTGCCGTTACCGCCACCTCGTGCTGGAGAACCACTTGCTGACTGCCCTACTGCGGATGCGCCACCGCCACCTCCGCCACCAAATAGGGTAGGGCCATAAATTCCTGAACCTCCGTTGTTTCCTTGGCTTGGCGAAACAGAAGGTGTATTTCCTGTACCGCCTGGGCCAAACGCAGCCGGCCCGTCTTTAAGAGTGCCGCCACCACCAGAACCTCCATCTGCTCCCGTAGCAACTGCTGCCGAAGGGTTATTTATGTAAGAACCACCGCCACCGCCCCCCGCAGAAGTAATTGTGCTGAATGTTGAAGATGTTCCAGAATCAGCTTTTACTGATGAATTTTTACCCGCACCACCGGCACCAACAGTAACTGGATAAGAAGTACCTGGGGTAACAGAAAGACCTGTCCCCGTTCTAAATCCACCAGCACCTCCACCACCACCGACATAGCCACCCCCACCCCCGCCAGCCACGACGAGATACTCCACCGTGCTGACCCCTGGTGGGGCTACCCATGTTCCTGAAGATGTAAAGGTGTTTGTGACCTGTAAGGCTTGAGTCCACTTGAGAATGACAATGCCGGAGCCGCCTGCGCCAGCAGCAATGTTGTCATCTCCAGCGCCGCCTCCGCCTCCGCCTGTGTTAGCGGTTCCAGCACTTCCAACAGCAGGGGCTTTTCCTCCAGCGCCGCCTCCGCCAGAACCTCCTGAACCAGCCGATCCTCCACTAGATCCCATCCCACCGCCACCACCACCTGCATAAGTGACAGATGATCCAGATATAGTGGACGCAGTTCCATTACCACCATTGCCAGATGCGGGAGATGTTGCATTACCACCTACCGCACTAGCACCGCCGCCACCTCCAGATGGTCTATTGTTGGGACTTCCAGATGTGAAACCATTGCCCCCATTATTTCCCTGAGATGGCGATGTAACGGGAGTATTACCAGAGCCGCCAAGCCCCTGTGTCGTTAAAAAACCTCCAGCACCGCCGCCTGATCCACCGTTCCCGCCATTTGTATCAAAACTAGCCCCGTTACCCCCACCAGCAGATGTAATGGCGCTGGGTGCATTTCCAAATACGGAATTTGCGCCAGGACTCCCTTGATTATTGGGCGCATTTCCAGTAGCGGCAGCACCGCCTGCACCAACAGTTACAGTGTATGAAGTACCTGCGGTAACAGAAAGTCCAGTTCCAGTTCTAAATCCGCCTGCTCCGCCTCCGCCACCCTGTTGCCTAGCCCCCCCACCCCCACCAGCAACCACAAGGTACTCAACACTTGTCACCCCTTCAGGGGCAGTCCAGTTGCCAGATGATGTAAAGGTCTGAACTACGTCAATCGTAGTCGCAGGAGTGACCGTGTATTTGATGATGACAATGCCAGAGCCGCCTGCGCCACCTGCTGCTGATGCCAAAGGAACAAGCGAACCACTGCCGCCACCGCCACCACCGCCGGTATTTTCCGGTGCTGAGCTACCTGCAACGCCTGGTGATCCACCACCATTAGCACCACCACCTGTACCTCCAGTTCCTCCGGCTGTATTTGGTGCCCGTGGATCACCACCGCCACCACCGCCACCAGCATAAGTAACGGAAGTTCCAGAGATAGTAGACGCTGTACCATTACCACCTGCACCAGCAGGGCCGGTAGAGGGTGAAGTCGCCCCAACAGCACTAGCACCACCACCACCACCACCTAATACCCAACTTGGAGAAGAATTGCGGTAAGACGTGCCCCCGCCATTTCCTTGCGAAGGAGCAGGGGCTACAGAAGGCGTATTACCGGCCCCGCCAATTTCTGCGATATTTGTTGACGTATCAATAGCACCGCCACCACCGCTACCGCCACTACCCCCACGGCTATTATTAGTGGGTTGACCGTATGAACCACCGCCACCACCTCCAGCAGAGGTAATAGCATTTGGTGAATTACCAAAGACTGAATTAGACCCAGAAGTTGCTCGTAGACCCTGATAAGGACTCACAGGCGCAGCGGCAGCACCGGCACCACCTCCACCGACTGTAACCGTATACGCCGTACCAGCAACAACTGGGTATGCAGAAGCAGTTCTAAAACCACCAGCGCCGCCTCCACCGCCACCTAGCTGCCCTCCACCACCCCCACCAGCAACAACCAAATACTCAACCTCCGTTACACCATAAGGGCAGACCCATGTGGTCGAAGAGGTGAACGTCTGGATGACGGTGTAAGGCTGCGCCGCTGATGGGCGAAGAAAACCTAAGAGAGCATTAAGAATCCCGGTCATGTTGATCCTTAAGTAAGGCCGTTGCCAGATATAACCCAGGAGGTCGATGTCACCTTAACTGCACTTGCAACCCCATACGCCGCTAAAGTCCGTGACCCCGTGGTTCCTGGGCCAGCCAAATACATCGTGTCAGAAGTGATTGCAATCGTCACGGTGTTGATAAGGTTCACAAAGGTAATGACTGTACCTACTGGATACGCCACGCTTGAGTTAGCCGGTATTGTAAATGTCCGTGCGTTGTTGTCCGAGATGGGGTGCAGGATTGTTTTACCAGCGTCAGCAAGCACCAAGGTGTAGGCGGCAGACTGCGAGTTGATCGGCGTATTCCTAAACCCAACAGCATCCGTACCATCAACCGTACAGTTGCTCAGAGTTCCTGACGTGGGGGTGCCGAGGACTGGAGTTACAAGGGTAGGTGAAGTGGCAAAGACTAGAGAGCCTGAGCCTGTTTCATCACTAATAACACCCGCCAACTGCGAAGAGGTGGTAGAAGCGAACTGCCCTAACCCCGTGCCCGTTACAGCCATCGTACCGGCTTGAAGCGTTGTATCCCCGTTAGCCAGAGTTAATGTCCGGCTTGCACTAAGCGTTGTTGGAGTAATTGTGACGTTATAAGTAGATGTGCCACCTGCACGACCGGCTACCACGACACCATCTTGCGTTGCAGCAGGACGGGTGGTGAGCGATCCCCCGGTAAGCGCTAACGAAGTACCCGTCGCAGCACCAAGTACCGGTGTGACTAGGGTTGGGGTGTTAGCAAATACAAGAGCGCCTGAACCCGTTTCATCTGTTACAGCCGCTGCAAGGTTAGCGGAAGACGGCGTTCCTAGCCATGTAGCTACACCAGAACCAAACGAAGTTATGCCAGTACCACCATTAGTTACTGCAAGGGTTCCTGTTACAGCCGCTGACTGAGCAAGGTTAACCGCACCAAACGCTACAGTCGTTCCAGACCTACGAAGTACCTGGTGATCCGTTCCTGCCGCAATACTGGCGTTGTCTGCCGTTGCGTTACCTGTTACACCAAGAACTGACAGAGCAGAACCTTGGGCAAGATTAGAGAATGGAAGATCTCCAGTGACAGCATCTGTTGACGCAAGGTTGACTGCACCAAACGCTACTGATGTACCAGACCTACGAAGAACTTGGTTGTCTGTACCAGCAGCTATGCTTGCGTTATCCGCAGTGGCGTTACCAGTAACCCCTAAAACAGAAAGCGCAGAACCTTGGGCTAGGTTAGTAAACCCAAGCCTGGCTGATATAGCTGGCGTAATCGTCGTGCCATCCACATACATCGAACGCTCGGCTGGATAAGTACAGAAGATCTCCTTAGTTCCTGCGCTCCAGTTAACGGCGTTGCCTGAATTAGATGACTCTAAGATTGTGTCACGGCTAAGTACAGTACCAGACAAAGTGTAGGTTCCAATGCCCACTTCCCAGTCTGTCCCATTTGTAACCGCGTAGTACGTCGTATTTCCATTCCCGATGACGGAGAATGCCTGGTATCCACCGACCGCCCCAGCGAGCGTATAACTGCCCGTGCTGGTGGTTGTCGTAGTCTCTTTAACTCTGTCTTTTAGTACAAGTGGCATGATCTATCCTCTATGCGGCAATCGGTATCCAATTCGGATTCTGCGCGTCGTTGATTACGACCCAATTTGGACTCTGCCGTTTGGGAGCAAAAGTCACTATTACTACGTTTGCTGTTCCCGGTGTTATGACTGCGCTTTGCACCACATCAGGTGCGCTTGTTGCCGATGTTATCGCACCTGTGCCTGGAACTATATCTCGACCTAGCGCCGTAATCGGGGCAGCCCCTACAAGTGAAAGGTTTGCCCCTGCTGGTGTTGTAACGATTGATTGCCCAGAGTCCGGCACCTGTCCTTGAATGTTCGCCGCACCACTACCAGGAATAATTGCAAGGTTTATCTGAGGTGCAGCTCCTGTAGCTACTAATGATCCCGTGCCCGGTATCGTGATCTGACCTGCAACTACTACGCTTGGAGCGGATCCGACAATGACTGAACCACCAGTCGGAGAGATAATCGTCTCTCTGAGGATTGCCGGCGTTTCACCAACAATAACAAGCGATCCTACATCCGGTGTAACAACACTTCCAGATACAACACTTGGCGCAAAACCTTGTGTGCTAATTGCTCCAGTAACTGTTTTTACAAGTCCAGTCTCTGAAATTATAGGTGCGTTACCTTGTACAGAGATTGCCCCTGTACCAACTTCAATATCAAATGTTCTTTCAAGGCTTGGCGCGTGACCTTGTATAGATATATTTCCCGTTGCAGGAGCAATCTGGCCCTCGCCAGTAATAGTAGGAGCAAACCCTGCAAGGGTAAGACTCCCCGCTCCAGGAGTAATAGCAAAGGCTTGGAATACATCTGGAGCAGACCCAGCAACAACAATCTGCCCCACGCCTGGAGTTACAAACGTATCAACCCTAACGGCTGGTGCAACTCCAGCAACGACAACTGTCCCTGTAGCCGGTGTGACTACATATTGAAATACCCCCTCTTCAGATGCAAAAGGGGCACCCGAAAACGGGGCTTGTGCAAACATCTTGCCCCCTTACTGTTTAGGTAAGGGTGAAGACGCCAGTAGCAGCCGGGAGAACCGTAAGAGTATTGGGCGACGTGACAGTAAACTGTGCGCTCGATAGCTGGCAGAAGCAGACCAACTTACGGGCGGAAGCCACAGCAGCCGATGCTCCATACGTAATCACAGCGTACCGGATGTTTGTTAACGAAGCACCAGAAGCGGTAAAGGTCAGTCCTACTGTCGAGTAGGTGAACTTCATCTGCTTGGCCGATGCACCCGTTGTCCATTGGCCGGTAGCCGGAACAAGAGCTTTACCACCACTCACGTATCCGCCGGTCGCAGAAATCTGAGCCGTCAACGAACCAAACGTGCTGAGGGTAAAGGTCGAAGCATTACTGGAAGTACGGAACAGCGCCATCTTGAAGTTACCAGCACCGAGTTCAATCGTCCCGTTGCCGATGTAGCGTTTAGCAGTGTTATACAGTTGCCATGCGGTTGCAGCCATTTTAAATCTCCTCTAAGTCTGCGCGAGAAGCGCCAGTTTCCAAAATTTGACGGAGTAATCCGCCGTAGATTTCCAACTCCATCACATCACCCATGCAGGCGATCAAGTCAATAAACTCTTTGGCCTGCGAAACCATCCACGGATTACAGTGAAAAACTTTGCCGCCGACACGCACAGGAATGACCATCTGATCATCATTTTCTTGCTGCTCGTAAGCATGGTGCGCTCCATCTTCCAAACAGGAATCACATCCAAAGATATGAAACCGCTTGAATCCCAACATTCTAAACAAAGGTAAGGTCCGCAACAAGACGGTAGAACCGCCAGGAACGGGATACCAATTGGCGTATTCGGTCGCCAGAATGTCACTAATCTCTTCCGCGCTGGTGTGCCAGATATATGTCCGATCCTTGGGCAGCTTGTCAAAGACCGTCGGGTCACATTGCGATGCAATAAAATATTTACAGTCCGGGACGATGTTTTCTACAAACCGTGCATTGAACGGCCTGGCGTCTACCATGACCATCGCAGAGGGCATCACCCCCGCGTCGATACAGTATTGGTAAGCGTTGTTCAAAGTAATGAGCTTTACACCCTGGCGGCGCAGGCTCTTAATTTCTTGAATGTACTCACGCAAGGACGGTCCGCCCCCAACAATCATTGCCTCCACCTCGTTAGTCGGATGGGGAACGATCTGCTGGAAACCCTTCCTAATGTTGGTCTCGACGTTCTTTTTCAGAAGGTCCAGGTCTACGTTCAGCGACCCACACATCTCAAAGTCTTCCGCTGGCATCCAGGTTTCGTGCTGAGTCGGAGGAATCTGAGATACCACTACCGTCGGTGGCTCGGAGAAGAACGAAGCAAACATTATTGAGACCTTATCAGGGCGGTTGTAGCCGTGTTGGCAGGCATCGTGACCGTGAATGTTCCGTTGGTCACAATCTTGTCGTTGCCAAAGTTTAGGACTGCTATGGATCTATTTGCCTTGCTGGAGTTGTATATCAAAGCGCCTCGGCAGGTAAATGACGCCCCGGTCCACTGAGGATTGTCGAAGCTCACATACGCGGTTGTTCCAGACGATTCCACTGTAACATTTGTTACAGTAACTCCCCCGGCGGTGTAGCCTGTTCCAGTGACTTCTTGGTCCGTGGTATAGACCGTCGTGGATGCCCCTAGATCGGCGTTGGCGGTGTAGAGAGCGATCTTGATGGTGTCGGTCAAAAGATCGTGGATACCCTCGTAGAGTTCCTCTTTGAACGACGTGGTCTGTGTTTGAGTGATCATCTAATCGGCACTCTAATCTGGCCATTACGGTAGGCGTCTGACCGGTTCTTGCCTTCGCTAAGCTGTTTCAAAACGCTCATGGCCTCGTTGTACCGGGCCGTATAGTTGGCAATCGTATCCGGTTCGCTCTTCATGAACGCCGCGGCCTCCAGCAGAGCACCGTACAGCAGCACCGAATCAAAGTTATCCCCAAGCCAAGACGTTCCAGCCGTCACAATCGACTCGGGATAATAGAAGTAGTGCAGTTCCATCGTATAGTTGGCGTCCGGCGTCGGCCCCAGGATGAACGTGTTCTCATCCCATAGGCCGTAGTACAGAGGCTTGCCCGATGTCGTCGGATATGGATACGCCTGGCGGATGAAGTTCACATCCTTGTCCAGCAGGTATTCGTACTCGCCAGTCACGGGGTCAATAACCGCCAGAGAAAATGTTGCCAACCAATCCACGGGGGCGGTCAAATACTGATTTCCACCAGTAACCGTGCCAGTAGAGTTCTTCCGCAGGGCAAGAATCTGAATTGAATTGTAGATCCGCTGCTCTGCTTGTTCGACAAACGTAGCTATCTGGCTGGCAGAGGTAAACGATCCCACTGTTTCTGGGAAGTCATTCTCTGCGTAGCCCTTAATTGCAGCGGTCAATTCTGTGTAGTTCACGCCATCGGCCCTCTAGCCATTACGCCCTTGGTTGCTGCGCCAGTCCCACGGATCTTGATCCCGTCGGTCTTCACATAGTCGCGGCCAGGATCACCAAAGCTCACACGCCCAGCCGGGGTGTTGCAGGTGAAATCTT